TCAATCTTTTTTATACTTGTTTGGAGTGAATTTTTGTTTTGCTAATTGTTTTGCCATGCGCATTGAGTTCTCCAGAGAAATACGAATCATTTCTTTTGTATGGTCGTCTATTGGTTCTCCGTCAAACATTAACGCTTCATCACTGTTTTCTAATTGTTCTAGTGTTTTTTCCAAGTCACGAGCGATATCACGAGTATCTTTTTTGGTTAAATTAGGAAGTGTATTAGATACTCTTGATTCATCTTCTCTTCCTAATAAATAATCTGTTGTTACTCCTAAAACATTTGCTAAATCTTTTAGCATTTCGTTTGAGGGAGTGCTATGACCATTTTCATAGTTACTAATGGTGCCTTTAGTTGTATTTACTTTATTGGCTAATTCTTGTTGAGTGAGTTTACGTGTTTTACGTGTTTCTTTTAATCTTTGCTTCAACATTTTTAGCACCTCCCGTTAATAAAAAAGTACAAATATATTGTACATTATATAGATGGAACATTAAACTTTGTACAAGATAATTGTACAAATGTATTGACGTACAAGAACCTTATACTTATAATAAAAGTACAAATAACTTATACAAGGAGCGAGACAGTGAACAAAAATATCAAGTTAATTAGAACCAGGAAAAAAAGTAAGTTAACGCAACAAGATCTTGCGGGTAGAATGCAAGTTACAAAATCTACAATAAGTAATTGGGAAAATGGTTATAGTAATCCAAATCTTGAAAAAGCTATAAGGTTGGCTGCCATTCTTGGGTGTGATGTAAAAGATTTAATTTGATATACATAAGTACAAGAATCTTATACTTTTTTGTCTGGGAAGTAGGTGAGAAAATGCCGTCAAATCAAATGGCAGTACCAACAGATCCGTCGCATAAACATATAAAAAGTACTTCAAGAGGTGACACCATGAGCCAACAAGAAGAATATGCAGCGACTTATGAATTTGGAAAAACGAAAGTCCATGTTGTGGCTCCTGAACCAAAATCGCAAAAGGATATTGATAAACTCCTTCAAGCATATTACAAGGCTGGTTGGGCCATCATCAAAGAAATGCAAGTGAAAGAAAACATTGAGGAATAGTTCCTCTCTTTTTACATGAAAAATAGACAAGTTACATATGTACTAAATTCATTGTAACCATTTGAAAACTAAATATGGAGGCGAACAGATATGGGAACAAGCATATACTGCAATTCGGCAATAGGAGAATTATTACAGAATGCTAGAGAATGTTGTGATAATGTTCAGCTGAAAACGAAGAAAGGGTTATCTAAGTACCTTGGTATTACACATGAAAGATTAACCCGTATTGAATCTGGACTTTCTAAACCAGAATTTGAGCTTGCGATGGATTGGTGTCATGCAACAGGAGCAAAATTAAATCAACAAGCGATTAAACATATTTATGGTGTTGGTTTACCACCTACAGATCCACGTTTAACTCAAGATGTGAATTTACAATTGATGAACTACATTAAACAGGCTGAAGAGGGGATTGCGGCAGCAAAGGAAATCATGAACTTACAAGTTGCAATAAGGTCATGGAAGTTAGATGAAAAGAAGAAATATGAATACGCAGTTCATGCAAAAGAAATCTTCGATACAATCCAAGCTACTCAGTGTGTAGTACAAGCTCTTGAACAAGTTCATTTTGGCATTATGGAACAAATACAAAGAAGTTGGTTGCAAAAGGCTATGTCAGAGAACGTTATTATTCAATCGGTGGATAGCTTAATGACTTTAACAAAAATGCTGTAAAGGAGGAAGAAAAATGACAGTAGATTATAAGAAACCAAGTTTAAGAGAATATAAGGAATTAATTCGTTATGATGCAAAACTAACTGGTGAAATTAAAATAGCGCAAATACTTGGCGAGGATTCAAAATCAGTTGAGTTAAAACAAGAGAAGAAATTGTTGGGGATTCGAATCAAAATTATTGAAGCATCATTCATTTTGAAACATAAATGGGCAAAAGAAAAAGCTACCGCCTGAGAACAGTAGCTGACAATATATTTTACAAAATAATTATATCATTATATTAATTGTTTGGATAAGTTAATGCACTTGTAGTTTCAATCATTAAAGTGAAAATATACCAAAATAATAGAATTTTAAATATTTTTATAAAAAATAGAAAAGCACTGTGCTTGTCGTTATGACCAGAAAGGAGATGTAATTCATGAATGATAAAAACAATCGTCTTCATGATCTAGTTCTTCCAGGGGATTTTTCATTTGCGGATAAACTTCATAATTGTATGGTTGCATGCGTTCATAACATGTTTCATGCAGAATCAATCGAAGAATCAAATCGCTGGGAAGAAGAACTGGAGCGATGTATGAAAGAATTTAAAATGCTTCGTGATACAAAAGAAGAACATGAGGCATCGATGAGTTATCGTGTAGTGATTAAAGATTTAAGAGCAAGAGGAGTTAACGCCTCATTAGTAAGACGCAGAAAATAAAAAAATCTATCACTTAGCAGAGTGATAGATAAATGGTTTTGCAAAAGATCTTAGGAGTAATTATATCAAATTAGTATTCGTATAACAACGGGGTGTGTTGCATGCTTTTAAATAAATCATCACATAGAGTGTTGCTGAACCCTAAAGTATTTCAACAAGCAATATCAGAGCAACACCTAACTTACTTAGTAAAACAATATCTCAAAATAGGATACAAGAATTATCGCTTATTACGTGTAGAGGACGGATTCGCGATATGTAAACGGGAGGATGAATAATATGGCAGTTTATAGACCAGTACATGTTTCATTTTGGCAGGATTCATTTGTTTTAGATCTTACACCGGAGGAAAAGTATTTCTACTTATATTTGATGACAAACAGTAAGACGTCTCAATCAGGAATCTATGAGCTTCCACTTCGTATTATTGAAACTGATACAGGATACAATCGTGAAACTGTTATGAAGCTATTAGAACGTTTTGCTGACTATGGAAAAATTAATTACAACCAACAAACAAAAGAGTTGTTTTTAATCAACTGGTTGAAATTCAATCCGATTAAAAATGTAAACATTGAAAAGTGCGTCTTAAAAGAGATTCAATCTGTGAAGGACCAGGATTTTTTAGTTGATTTCTATGAAACTTGTTTGCAATTAGAACGAGAGCAAGATTTTAAAATCCCTCGTATTAAGGAGTATTTATCAGTCCGTTTGAAGGGACTTATAAGGGGCTTCCAAGACCCTAGCAAGGAAGAAGAAAAAGAAGAAGAAAAAGAAGAAGAAAAAGAAAAAGAACAACAACAAGAAAAACGCGCAAGCGCGGAAGGAGTTGTTGAGGTTAATCCGATTTCTTTTTACGAACAAAACTTCGGATTGATTACACCTTTTATCGCAGATGGTATTCATGCATGGGTAGATGATTTAAATGCAGAACTTGTTGTAAAAGCTATGGAAATCGCTTTAGAGAAAAATACAAGAAATATGAATTACGTTAATACGATTTTAAGAGATTGGCATCTTAAGGGATTGAAAACAGTAGCAGATGTTGAAGCGGCTGATCAGGCATTTCGTGCTCAACGATTAACAAAAGTACAACAGCAGACACAAGCACCTTATCAACAAAAAGGCTTATCAGAATCTACTAAAAATGTAATACAGCAGCAACAAGCATGGGAGCAGAACATTCCAACAGAAGAAGAACTTGCAGCGCTTAATCAACAGAATGCGTGGTTGGCTCAATGAGTAACGATATGATTCGTAACGTAGAAGCTGAACAAAGTGTTTTAGGGAGCATCATTCAAGAAGGCGATTTAATTAAAGATTGCCAGCTAAAGGCAAAACAGTTTTCTTTACCAACACATCAAATGATTTTTAAAGCAATGAGAGAGCTAGAAGATGCTGAAGTGCCAGTAGATCTAGTTGCTCTCATCGGGAAATTCGATAAAAGTTTTATGCGCCAAATTGGCGGAATCGAATTTTTTGTAAATCTGACAGAAGTTGTTACCACAACAAGAAACTTTTCGTATCACGAAGGTTTGGTAATTGAGGCGTGGAAGATGCGACATGCTCAAGAGGTTGCTGGTAATTTATATAACCGCCTTCAGCAGGATAGGGATATGAGTGCTATTAGTACATCGATTGATGAATTAAGTGCCATTGAAGAAACGGGTTACTCAGATGAATTTAATTTGAAAGAAACACTTGTTGATTTGTATAAGGAAATGCAGATTGATGTTGGAGATTTAACGGGAATAAATACTGGCTATGATGATTTGAACAGAATGACAGCTGGACTACAAGAAGGGGACCTAATCATTGTTGGTGCACGTCCTTCGATGGGGAAAACAGCTTTCGTATTAAACGTTGCTTATCATGCAGCGAGTTCTAATACAGCAACAGGCGTCTTTTCACTAGAGATGGGAGAAGAACAGTTGCTTAAGCGGATGATCTCAAGTACTGGAAATATAGATGCTACGAAGTTAAAGAATCCTAAAAAACTATGTAATTTAAAGGATTGGGAAAAGATTAGCCAAGCAATGGGGTTAATAAACGATTTGCCGTTAGAAATATACGATAAAGCAAATGTGACGATGCAAGAAATTTATGCGAAGACTAGGAAATTAAAGCGTAAGTATCCTGATAAAAAGGTGCTAGTCGCAATTGATTACTTGCAGCTTATTGTAGGTGATCCAAAGCACAAAGGGAATCGCATGCAAGAGATCGGTGAGATTAGTCGTAAGCTAAAACTTATGGCAAGAGAGCTAAATGTATGTGTGGTTGCATTATCACAATTAAGTCGTGCGGTTGAAAGTAGGCAAGATAAAAGGCCGTTACTTTCAGACCTACGTGAAAATGGTCAAATTGAGCAAGATGCGGACTTAATCGCGTTCTTATATCGCGAAGATTATTACGACCGTGAAACAGAAAATAAAAACATAACGGAAATCATTTTAGCGAAACAGAGAAATGGTCCAGTTGGTGTTGTTGAGCTAGCATTCATTAAAGAATTTAGTAAGTTTATAAATTTAGAGCGGAAGTTCAATCACCAACAGGAGGCTTAATCATGTTGTTACGTCAGGAAGTAGAACGTAGAAAACTAGCAATCATTCGTAAATTATTGGGATTAGGATTAGCTGAAATTAACGGACAAACATTAGATCAACTAACGTTAACGCAGCTTGAAGGAATTTTAATAGCAAGCTTGCATGTATTGGAGGGAACAAGCGATGACAAAGCAGCTAACAATCTTTGATGTTGAACCAGTTGTGTCATTTGATCCTAAGAAGGCTCATGTTCATCGGTTAAATTCTAAACTACGTTTTGCTGACGTTGTTGTACAAATACCACGCCAAGCAAAGGCGATTGAAGAATTAAAACCAACGACAGCGCCAGATGATCGTTACGAATTATTTGAGGATTATACAATTGGGATTTGGCGTTATAAGCGAGTGGAGGATAAACAGTTTGATTGGGAAGAAGCAGAGGAAATGTGTAAGCGAGCACGGGATGAAAAAAAGCCTATTCCAATACGGCTTCATTTATCACTTGAACAATCATTTGTTCCAGAAAATGTTGTGCGATATTTGTAGGCAAACAAAAAAGCCGAGATTGCTCTCGACATAATTATTCGACAAAGTAATTATAACATATGGGAGTGATCTTGGTGGGAATTAGAAAAGAAAATCTTGTAGAAATGACAGCTGAAATAGATTTGAAAATAAACGGAATATATGTTGTTAAAAATGGTCAGGTCCAACTAATACAACCACCTCAAAGTGGATTTGGTGAACAATCATTTGTATATCAAAGTGGAAAAGTAATCCGTATGGAAGAACGAAAAACACAGTTACTTTAATCAAATTTGAATTTTGTAGAACAACAGAATGAGGAAAGATGATTAGAGTATTAGCGAAAACCAACTCTAATCATTTCTTCATCTTTTATTTCAATTACGAATCTATATTCCTTATCTAATAGCCAGTAATAAAAACTGACTGCATCAACGTCAACGAGTGATTGGAATACTTTATCAAGATTTGTACTTACTACAGGGATTTCATAGTTATCCCATAATATAAAAATCTGTTCATCAAAATCTAGTTGATTTGCTCTAATAAGGGAAATTAGTTGTTCTTTGTTTGAGGCTATTAATTGATTGTCTATCTGTTCCCAATCTATTTTTCCAGAGACGGTTATAGGAAATAAATTAATTAAATTATTAGCAATCTGCTGGCTTTTCTCCTGAGAGAAAATTAGAGTTTTGTCTCCTAAGGATTCAAGACATTCAGTAAACAAAGGGTTTGTATCATTTTTGTTTTTTGTTTTCAATTTCCTTAACTTTTGTTGCATTTTCCATTGTCTTGAGGATCTATCATTCATTTTTAACATTCCTTATAAAATTATTTAAGAATGAGTATAGCATATAAGGGCAGTCCTTATGAAAATGAATTTTTAAAATATAAATTAAACAAAAGCGTTATTTTAGTAGGGTGTAGATTAAATAGGACCTGTTGTACGGAACAAGTCTTTTCAAAAAGGACAACAGATAATGAATGGAGGTTACTTGAACATTTCTATTAGTGGTAACTAGATCCCATTCGTTGAGTGTTTTGAAATTTCATTTGAAAGGAACATCCCACTGATAAGATGAACACTGTAAATCAGTGCTCATCTTATCAGAAATTGCTTAGTCCTTAAAAATAAAACCATTACGGACAATTCACAATGGTAATAGTGACGTTTGCCATTGTTCCAGGAGAATCAAGAAGTGAAGCAGTAACCGTTACTGTTCCAGGCCCATTAGCGGCTAGAAATACAGCGGTAAAGTTACCTGAAGCATTGGTAATGACAGCAAGAGGAACCATGAAAGCAAGAGAAGGGTTACTAAATGAAAAACTGACTATTACTCCTGGAGTAGGACTACCGTTTACTAATACTTGACCTGAAAAAAATAAAGTATTATTTCCTTGAGTGGATACACATGCTGTGGTTTCGTTAGAAGTCAAGGTAATAGATGCAGGCCCAGCAGGAAGATTAAATCCAGTTGGTCCAGTTGGTCCAGTTGGTCCGGTTGGTCCGGTTGGTCCAGTTGGTCCAGTTGGTCCAGTTGGTCCAGTTGGTCCGGTTGATCCAGTTGGTCCAGCTGGTCCGGTTGATCCAGTTGGTCCGGTTGAACCGGTAGCGCCAGTAGGGAATTGAAAGGGTTGAACTGGTGGAAGTGTAGGTCCAATAGAACCCGGATTAAGTGCAGCAAAAGATAAAAACTCGTCCATTATATATCACCTCTAAAAATCGTATTACTAATAGTAAATGTAATGATAGGGCAAAGTGAAATGGACAAGTGGTTGTATTTTAATAATTTAAACAAAATAGTTATTTGGGGAGAGATTAGTAGCTGAAATGCTAGGTATCTAACATTTCAGCGGGGTGTTTATCCATTTTTATTACGGGAGTCTTTCAACTTGCTATTAGAAGAAATAACTCCGCAAAATAAAGCAATAAAAATTGCAGCCCAGGTTCCCATGGACATAGAAATTCCTCCTAGTAATAAAATGAATTACTTCTATATTTTAACATTATTGAATGTCTTATTGTTAATAAATTGAAATATTACACAAATAAGATGTTATAAAACTAAACAAAATCCTTATTTAAACGGAAAAAGAGCGCCCGGGAAAGCGCCCTTTGACTAAGAGTCATATTGATAAGTGAAAATGTAGCAGCAATATAGCATATGTATTTTCTTAGCGTATGTGCAAATTCTGAACAAAATCTTTATTTCATAACAAGCGAAAAAGAGCACACATATAAGTATGCTCTTTGACAAGAAAGGTAGATTTCTATGAGCGGAGAGTCTCCATACAATAACATATGCTTGTCCAGTTAAAAGGTGACAAGTTTTTAATAAAATCGTTATCTGAATGAAAAGACAACAAACGGAGGGGTTTGTTGTCTTGATAAAAAGGAATGGCACTAAGTATATATTACTGAGGTAACTGGTTAGTAAAAGTATATGCATTATATATATAAATATCACCAAACAAAGGTGATAATTTTAAAAAACACGTTATTTCATAGTAAATAAAAAAGAGCACACATATAAGCATGCTCTTAGATAATTAAGGTTGGTTTTATGAGTGGCTAATCCCATGCAATAACATATGCTTGTTCAGTAAAAAGGTGAAAAGAATTTTAACAAAAATGCTATCTGGTGGATAACTTTAAAAGTAAAAAGAGCTCCGTCTACTGGTCGGAGGCTCTTTTATGGAAATCGTTGAGTTTCGTTCACTAATTCAATATATGTATAGGTTATTTTAGTGTGACAAGTATTATAAAAATTTCATTTTGTATAAATAAGGAAACTAAAAAAGAGCACCATGCATCAGTGCTCTTTAAGGTAGGAGGTAACTCTCTGAAAGGAACGGGTAGATTAGAAATATATGATGTGAAAAAGAAATAAGAACAAAATTTCATTATAGATTTAATACAAAAGAGCAGCTAGCAAAAGCTAACTGCTCTCCAGAAAAACGTTAAGAAGGAAGTTCAGAACTCAAGTGCATTTATAGTATGAACGGAATATTGAGTTTTATTCAGGGGAGGAAGAGAAATGAAAGAGAATATTGGTAACTTAAATGAGGTTAAAGCATTTATGGTTTTCCTTGTGATGACAATGGATGATCAGTTTGAAGTGGAAATTGATGTCTCATGTGGTGAAGATATAGAGAATTATATGAAGTTGTATTTAGAACAAAATTGGAAAGAGTTGTTCGAAAACACAAGGCATGTATGTGATGCTTCTTTCCAAGGTATTCAAATGTTAGCTAAAGACACAGAAAACAACCACGCTTGCTTTATAGCAACATTGAATACACGCAGAAGGGCAAGTATCGGTATTGATCGAGAAGCATTAAATGATAAAAACCTAGACAAGCTTAAAAGAATTAAAGAAATCATTTTAACAAAATAATCCTTTGGAGAAAAAATGAGATTTAGTAATTATTAAATAAATTCCTTTAAAAAGTTAAAAAAATGTAAGAAAATGACATAATAATAGCAATTAAATATTTAGTCCTACTGGAAGAACCAGCGGACACTGAACTATTTAGAGCACTAGTAATGTTGCTCTGTAGTTTGGTGTCCGCTTTTTTTATTTTGCTTAGAGGTGATGGGAATGAAAAAGATTCGTAATCAGCAGCATAAGACAGAAAAATTAAGTGTTCGAGATATAGAGGAATTAATGGGCATTCGTAGACCAAGATATGAGCGTGGTCATGGTGGTGCTCTTAGACAAAAATAAAAATTTGGAGGAATTAATATGAAAAAACAATTATCATTCAAAATGCCAGTTGTAGATGGAAAGAGAACAAAGCAAGCGGTTGAAGAAGTATTCGAAGTGTATCGTCAGTATTTGGCAACAATGCCAAGTGATATTTTACCTAAAGTCACACCATCGTATTCTATTATTCCTCCATCATTTACAAATGCATTTTACAGTTCTACAGAAGAGATTGCTATTGAAAGAATAGAATACGAGCAAGAACGGAATGAATTTATGAGTTGGATTTATGATGGTGTTAATCGTCTAAAGGATGATGAGCGCCGAATAATATTAGAAAGATTTATGGGAGATCTACCAGGATATGACCCTGATATTTGGCTAGAGCTAGGAGTAGGAAAAACAAAATATTACAAATTAAAAGGACAAGCATTATTACGTTTGGCTTTCATTTTAAAAATAGAAGTGTATAAAAGGAATCATAGGCAGACAGAGGTGAAAAGTGCATGAATCTTGTCCAACCAATTCGTGATAAAGAAGCAATCCAAGAAATTAAAGAATTCTTTAAGGGACAGAATGAGCGTAATTACATTTTGTTCCTTCTTGGTATTAATACAGGTTTACGGATTTCAGATATATTGCGCCTTCGGATTCGTGATGTAGAAGGATGGAGTATCTTCATTCGAGAAAAGAAAACAAAGAAAGTTAAAGAAGTGAAGATGCCATCTGAACTAAAGAGAGCGATAAGAGAATATGCGAATGGAAGACCGAAGAATGAATTCCTTATCAAGAGTAGAAATGGTAAGAACAAACCAATTACTAGATCAATGGCATATGTAATATTGAATCAGGCAGCAAGGGAGTTTGGTTTGGAGCGAATCGGTACTCATTCACTTAGAAAAACATATGGATATCATCATTATAAGCAATTTAAAGATGTAGTTGTTTTGCAGCGAATGTTAAATCATACGGATCAAAAAGAAACATTGAGATACATTGGAATAGAACAAGATACATTAAATGATTATCAAAAGAAATTCAAAATCTAAGGATTTTATTTTTTTATGCATTTTTTGAATTAGCTACAAAAGAAAAGTGTCAAATTGGTTTTGCTGATGTGTTGAAAAGCTTGATGGTTCTAAGAGGAATTGCGATGGACTAATTCAACACAATATGGTTTGTAGTGAATTCATTTTTAGAGATTATTAATCTTAAATATAAAAAACACACGGAAAATGATATGAAATTAATATCGTATTCCGTGTGTTAGTTAATGAATGCAAGTAATATGTTTAATATTATTATTGATTTGCCCAAACAACAAATGATAAATCAGACCAACCATGAATTGGTCTGATCGGCCTTAATGGTCTTAGAGGTCTTAAGGGTTTCAGCGGTCTTAATGGTCTCAGAGCTCTTAGAGCTCTTACAGGACGTAGTGGACGCAGCGTGCCTGCAATTTCCCCATCAGGATTCCATAATACCACTTTACCACTTGTATCAAGACAAACTAGATGATTAACTGGACCAAGCCAATTACCAGAATCAGATGACCATGCATGATTATCTGATATATATGCTATCCAATTCATATTTGTATCAAAGATATGTTCGCCGGGTTCAATCCAACCAACATGATTGATGTCCGAATCAAATAAAGGGTATAACATTAAAAATCACCTCCTTATAATTTATATTATACTATTATTTTATATAAAACATATTTTTTATATAAGAATTTTTGTATGTAATTTGGTTTTATTTATTTGGAAAAAACGCGAACTTTTTGCGAACGATTCGCGGAGGATTTGCGAACGATTTGCGGACGAAATTAGTTTTTAGACATGATATATTTGTATTGTGATAAATGGCGGAAAACATTCTATCGCGTTCCTTTATAATTCAAATGGATCGTTAGGACCATGGGTGATGGTTGAGGATTGAACAATATGTTGTTTCTTGGCTTCAATTCCAAAGTCAAAACCTGTTGTGTAAACGAGGAAGGGCTTTTGCTCTTCTTTCAATCGCTGACTACGAGACACATTAGCAACTACGGGAGAGTGACGTATTGTCGGCGATTGAAAGAGGTGTAGAACCTCTTAACCAAACGTAATAAAAATATGAAGTGCACAAACATGACTTGTCTATTTAAAGGACCGTTATCTCTTAGGATAGCGGTCTTTTCCTTTCTTCATGGTAAAACTTCATTTACCGTATTTGAATAGTGGAATAGTAAATGAAATAGCATCTTTCGGAATGCTATTTATTATGTGCTTGAGGTGATTAAGGATGGAGACACATGAGCTGATTCAGTTAATAAGAGATGACAAGCTTATGAAGTTCTATAAGTCTAGAGAGTGGCGTGAGCTAAGGCTCAAGGCTTTGAAAAGAGATAACTTTGAATGTTGCATGTGCAGAGATAAAGGTAAGTATCGTAAGGCTGATTGTGTTCATCACATCAAGGAAGTAAAGGAGTATCCAGAGCTATCATTAACTTATGATAACCTTATGTCTCTATGCAATACATGTCATAACGAAGTACATGATCGTTTAAAGGTACAGGATAAGCTACCAGCATTCGTTAATGAAGAGAGATGGTAACGGATGATTATAAACGATAATGGGCGTGAGTACGATACTGACTATCTTGAACGAGTAGCAATGTTGGAAACTGGAGATAGAACAAGCGTAGAAAGAGACATCTTTAATGCAGGTGCTCGCTTTATTTATTATAGGTACACACAAATTAGAGACATTATTAATCGTAATAGATGTAATAATTTAACGATTAATAAAGTAAAACAACTTCTAGATATAGATAGAGTTCAAATGTTCTTGCCAATTACAAAAGAAGAAATACATTATATTATTTCTTTTGTTGAACGATATATACAAATCAAATAAGTACCCCCTTAAAATAAAATCGACTTTTTTTCGGGGGAACGTTCAACGGGAGGGGGAGAGCGGTTAAAACATTTTTGCGAATTAAAAAGTAAGAGGGGGGGTACTGTGCGAAAACTATCAAAAAAAGCACAGATAAAGCAAGATTTATTACAACAATTGGGAATTAGTGGTTTGCATGGTATGCACTACGTTGATCTTGTTGATGATTACATGACATTGTTTGATACGAAAAATAAGTTAGCAAGAGAAATGAAAAAGAATGGACCTATGATTGAATGGCAAAACAGTGAGAGTCAAAAGGGAATCAAGGCGAATCCAGCTACAAAAGAATTTCGTGAGACAAACAAGCGCATGACGGAATTATTGAAAGTGCTTGGTTTGAAAGAACCAATATATGATGAAGGTAATGATGATGATGATGACATCTAGATTTCCAACTACATATCAATATCATCCATACATCGATGAGTATATGCGGATGGTTGAGAATGGAGAAATTCAAAGTTGCAAAGAACAAAAGCTACTTATAAAGTTCCTTCGTTGGAAGTTAGACCAACCGGGTGTGGTGATCGATGCAGAGGCTATTGAAAAATCAGTAGAGAAGCCAGCTCCCTACTTTTCTTTTTCTCTTTTTGCTTGGCAAAGGTTCTGTAATGCATTTATTTACGGTGTGCGTTATGTAGATGGTCGTCTTATGTTTGATAGGTATCTGTTATTACTTGGACGTGGTGCAGGTAAAAACGGATATATCAGTTATGACAGCTTTTATATGCTAACTGGACATCATGGAATCAAAAATTATGATATAGACATCGTAGCAACTTCAGAAGATCAGGCGAAAACATCATTTGAAGACGTTTTAAATATTTTAGAGACACCTAAGTTTGCAAAGAAGTTAAAAAAAGTTTTTTACAAATCAAAACAACTCATTAAACATTTGAAAACAAAATCTAAGTTTGAATTTAACACATCAAATGCTCGTACAAAAGATGGTAAGCGAAGTGGAGCTGTTATATTTGATGAGTTACATGAGTATGAGGACTATTCGAATATAAAAGTCTTTACATCTGGCCTAGGTAAAAAGAAGGACCCAAGGATTTTCTATATTACAACAGATGGAAATGTTCGTGGTGGAGTACTGGATGATATGAAAGAAGAAGCACAAATGGTATTGAATAAAGAATTACCAGAATCCACACTATTTCCTTTTATATGCAAACTAGATTATGAAAAAGAAGTTCATGATGAGTCAATGTGGGAAAAGGCAAATCCTTCATATCGTTACAATGAAAATTTACAGCATAAAATGCGTAAAGAATACCATGATATGAAACGCAATAGTGCATTGCGAATTGAGTTCATGACGAAAAGAATGAATTTACCTATTGAAGATACAAGGAAAGAAGTTGCTACCTATGAAGAAAGGTTATCTACAGAGCAGCCATTCCCGGATGATATCCAAGGAATAGAATGTATAGGGGCTGTTGACTTTGCCCAAATACGCGACTTTTGTTCGGTAGGGATTTTATTTAAAAAAGACGGGAAACGTTATTGGATGCAACATACTTTCATGCATCATACAGCTCCAAAATTACAAGACATTAATCAAGACATAATTAAAATAGCTATCGAAAAAGGTCTGTTAACGGTTGTATATGATAAATCAATAAGTGCGGAACATGTATTAAATTGGTTTGTTATAATGAATAAGACATATCGTATTAAGAAAGTTAGCATGGACTTGTATCGTTCTACAATTTTAAAAGAAGCATTAACTACAGCAGGATTTGAAGTTGAAATTGTACGTCGTGGACCAGCCACACATAGCATGTTAGCCCCGCTTGTAGAGGAAATGTTTATTAAACAAACAATTGTTTTCGGTGATGATCCTCTTATGCGTTGGTATGTTGGTAATGTATACAAAGAAGAAAAAATGAATGGCAATATCGAATATAAAAAAATTGATAAAGAAAAGCGGAAAACAGATGGGTTTTTCGCCTTTTTGCATGCCTTGAATTTTGATGCGGAATTAAGTGAACATAAACAACTCACTCCGGGAACATTCAAAGTAAGAACTTATTAGAAAGGTAGGTGAAGAAATGGGGTTAATAGATTGGATAGGCGGTTGGTTCGGAAAGAGAAACAGGGAAGTACTAAAAAGTTATTTGTATGAGTCTTCTCTTGATTTTTATTTTAAAAAATTAGCTGTAAATACTTGTGTAGATTTAATTGCAAATACATTAGTTCGTTGTGAATTTCAAACCTTTGAAAAAGGAAAAGAAGTACGAAAAGGAAATCATTATTTATTTAATGTACAACCCAATCAGAACCAAAATGCTTCCCAATTTATGCATAGTTTAGTTTCACATTTAATTTATGATAATGAATGTTTAGTTATCATGCATAACAATCAACTCTATGTAGCTGATAGTTTCAGTAAAGAAGAATTTGCATTAAGAGAAAACTGGTACACAAATGTCACAATTAATGACTTTACTTTTACCCAAAAGGTATTTAAAGAGAGTGAGGTTTTTTATTTTAAATTAAATGACGAAAATATCATGAATGTAATCGATGGCTTATACGGTAGTTGGGGGAAACTAATTACTTCTGCAACAAATATTTATAAACGTTCAAATGCAATGCGAGTAGTAGTAAAAGGTGACTTTTTAAGAGCACAAACCGATGAAATGCAAGAGCAGATAGATGCAATGTTTAATGAACAATTCAAAACATTTTTTGAAGCGGACAATGCAGGTGCTGTATTCCAATTACAAGATGGATACGAATTAGATAATTTCAGTAATACTTCAAAAGGAAATAAGTTAGATAGTCGAGATATTAAATCACTGGTGGATGACATTATTGATTTTGTTTCTATGGCTTTTCATGTACCAAAAGGGATGTTAAAGGGTGATGTGGTGGACGTATCCAAACAAACCGATAATTTTCTGATGTTTTGTATCAATCCACTTATAGAATTAATTACAGATGAAATCAATCGAAAGTTTTATACAAAAGAAGAGTACTTAGGGCGAACGTATTTAAAAGTTGATACAAGTCGAATTAAGTATGTAGACATTACAGAACTAGCAAATGCTTGTGATGTGTTCTTCCGAATTGGTGTAAATTCAATTAATGACATTTTACGAATGTTAGGACGTGAACCTATAGATGAGGAATGGGCAGATATGCGTTATGTTACTAAGAACTATGAATCAGTTGAAAATGCTGAATCATTAAAGGGAGGTGAGAATAATGACGGTAATGGAAATACCAAAAATCAAAAATAGATTTGAAGTACTTAATAGTGCCAACAATGAAGAAGCAGACCTTTATATGTATGGAAGTATTTCAGCATATTCTTGGTATGACGGTATCTCAAGTAGTAAAGTACGAGAGCAATTAAAGAACATTACAGCAAAAACGATTAACGTTCACATCAATAGTGGCGGTGGAGATGTATTTGAATCAATCGCTATCTCTAATTTATTAAAAAATCATTCTGCCAATATTGTTGTACACATTGATGGTTTGGCGGCAAGTGGTGCATCTGTTATTGCAATGGCAGCAGATAAAATTGTTATGCCTAAAAATACAATGATGATGATTCATAAAGCATGGACATATGCGGCTGGTAATGCAGAAGGGTTACGTAAGGTTGCGGATCGTCTTGATAAAATTGATACTGCAGTAACGGAAAGCTATACATCCCGTTTTGTAGGAGAAAAAAGTGAACTAGAAACACTTTTAGCAGAAGAAACATGGTTAACTGCTGAAGAGTGTCAAACGTTTGGTTTCTGTGATGAAATTTCAGATGAAATAGTAATTCCAGAGGAAGACGAAGAGGATGAGGAACTAGAACCTGCAAAGGCAAAGATATTAAACAAATATAAAGCATCAGTTCAAGTACAAGATGATCCAAAAGAAACCACTCATAATAACAAAAATGCATTATTTACATTATTAACAGCGTTAAACACTACAAAATGATAGTGTTTTTTATTTTGTATAAAATAGGAGGAAATCAAAGATGACAATTAAAAATTTAGATCGTGAAGCACAGAAACAAAATGAAATGAGAGAGAAATTATTAAATGCAATGAATAGTGGCGATGAGGAACAAGCAGCGGCTGCTATGGTTGAATTTGCAAACTCTATTCAACAAAATATTATCAATGAAGCACGACAAGCTGTAAATGAAGATTTATCAGATCAACATGTGATGACAAGTCGTGGTCTTCAAGTTTTAACAAAGGATGAGCAATCATATTATAACGAGGTCATCGCAAATAAAGGATTTGCAGGTACAGAAACATTAGTACCAGCAACTGTATTTGAGCGTGTATTCGAATATTTACGTGTAAACCATGCATTGTTGAATCATATTCAATTTGTAAACACTACAGGTGTAACACAATGGGTAGTGAAAAAAGGCTATGTACAATCAGCTTGGTGGGGCAAACTTTGTGAAGAAATTAAAGAATTATTAGATGATGGATTTGAAGTTATTCCAACAAATTTATATAAATTAAGTGCCTATGTTCCGATTTGTAACGCTATGTTAGATTTGGGCCCAATCTGGTTAGATCGTTATGTTCGTGAGATTTTAGCTGAATCGATGGCAATTGCATTAGAAGAAGCCATCGTTAACGGTACAGGTAAAGATCAACCGATTGGAATGATGAAGGATCTAAAAGCAGCAGTAACTGCTGGAGTATATAGTGATAAAAAGGCTATTCCGCTTACTGATCTAACACCAACATCATTAGGTAAAGAAGTAATGGCACCACTTACTAATGGTGGACGTCGTGCAGTTAGTAATGCCCTTATGATTGTAAATCCACTGGATTATTGGGAAAAAATCTTCCCAGCTACTACGTTTTTAACACAAAATGGCGCATATGTATCAGGTGTTCTTCCAATTCCAGCGACAGTTGTTCAATCGTTAGCTGTTCCAAAAGGTAAAATGGTTGCGGGCATCGCAAGCGATTACTTTATGGGTGTTGGTTCAACTCAAAAGATGGAAAGCTCAAAAGAGTATCGTTTCCTAGAGGATGAAACTGTATATCTATCTAAACAATACGCAAATGGTCGTCCGAAAGATAACGATTCATTCTTAGTGTTTGATATTAGTGCTTTAAAAGCTGGCGGTAGTGGAACAACTACACCCTAATAAATCCTCTACATTAAGAGTGGAGGAAATTGATTTTAATAGTATGTTAAAACCAGAATTAATTGCTTATGCAAATCAACATAATATAGATATTTCCTCTGCAACCTTGAAAGAGGATATCCGAAAAATTATAGAAGAATCAATGACAAGTGGTGATTAAAATGGACCAAACATTAAATGAAATATTACTTAAAGATGTGAAAAGTCGTTTACGGATCACTTGGAATGATGAAGATGAACAATTACTTAAAACAATTGAACGAGGAAAGGCGTATCTACAAAAACTTTGTGGTACGTCTTTTTCTTTTGAAGAAGAAGACCAGGTTAAGCAATTACTGATTGAACGGTGCAGGTATGAGTATAACAACGCTCTAGAGGATTTTGAAAAGAATTTTCGAGGGGAATTACAGCGTTTAATTATAGATGCTGCCTTAAAAGAGAGGGCAAAAGATGAAGTCATACAATGAAACGTTTAATGATGGTTTTTTAAGATACGGACGGACAGAAACAAAGCGTAGCGAGAATGCAAAGCGAATCAAAGGTGTTTTTTCTGAAGAAGGAAAACTAGCGTTTAGAGAATTGTCAGCACGGGATAGTGACTATCAATCTTGCGGATTATTAAATGCAAAGTTAGATAAAAAAGTAAAAACTTTGTTCCCTCCTTCTTTTCGTTCTATTAATAAAAATAAATTAAAAGTAGTTATAGATAAATTAGAATACGATGTCATCAAAGTTGATTCGGACAAGCAATATTTATATTTCTATTTACAGGAAGTAGGTGGACATATTGTTGAATAACGAACAATCAAAAAAGCGACTTCAAAAATTGAATGGCTTATTAATAAAAAAATTAAATGAAGCATTCGGTGTAGAAGTTTACCAGGATCAAGTAAGTGATGATGAAGAGGAAGACTACCATTACTTCATATTTGAGACAGGCGGTTTTGAAAAAACAGAAAGCAAATTAACACTTCGCCAAAACGTTTTAATTCGTTATTACTCTGAAAATCGTGATGATTTAGACGAAAGAATGCTAGATATTGTTGCAACACTTGAAGCTACAGGACATTCTTTTCAAAACTCAAATAAAACATCTATTCAAAAAGGTGAAGTGGATGAATACATTGATGAAATTGAAATCTATGTAACCAGACTTATTAAATATGGCTGCTAATTCATGGAGTGTAGAGTTTGGAGATATTGAAGTCTTAGAAAACAAACTTAAACAAATACCAGGGAAATCAGAGCAAGCACTTAATAAAGTTTTGCATAGTGATGGTGTGAATCTTGCAGTCGAGTCCATTCAGCCTAAAATTCCTATTTCTACATGGAAAGGTCGAGTTAGAAATAAGCGACATGCCAAAGATCAAAAAGCTTTAACGAATAGCAAATTAAACTTAGGTTTTACGATTCGCCCAACAACTAGATTCAATTATTTAAAGTATCCCGATTTAGGGATAGGGAATTCAGCAAAAAATAGTCCGCAAAAAATATTAGAATGTGGATTACAAACTGCTACTCCAAAGATATCAGAACGATTAAATACAGAATTAGATAAAGTTATCAATCAAACTCTAGGAGGTTAAATTATTATGGCAAAAACAGTTATTGAAGAATTTGATTCCATGACATTAACAAACGCAGGAATTCAATTTATTGAAGGTGGAGTACCGCAAACGGGAACGAAGTTTGGTTGTGTAGGAACGATGGAAGGCGAAACGGAAATGCTTGAAATCGTAAAGAAGTGTGAAGGAATCGAGGTTAAAAAGATTTCTAGACCATCAAAAATGAACATGACGCTTTCAGCACATATCCGTGTAGATGTTCTTCGAAAAGTGTTTGGTTTAAAAACAGAAGGTTTAAAACCAGGTGTATGGTCATACGGTACAAAATCAAAAGGGAAACCATTCATTTTTACAGCTGATGTAGTGGATGAATTTGAAGATTTACAAAAGTATGTTGCCTTTTCTAACTGTTCATCTACAACAGGATTCAAATTTAAAGTAGAAAACGGTGCGGATGAAGTTGCGGAAACAGAGTTTGAATTTACAGCAATGAAAGATGATAATGGTCAATTCTATTATGAAGCACTAGCAGATGAATTAGAAGATCAAACGGTAAAAGAGAAATGGCATACAGAATTCACACCAGAATTGGTAAAAGCATCAACAACTCTATCAAAATAAAAGGGGACAAGTAACCTATGAGAGTCGAAGTCGTAAAATTAAAAGAAGTAGAAGTTGTAAATGTAGACGGGCAGTTTAAGGCAGTAGAAAAGAATCATCAAACAGTTCCTTGCTTTATTACAAACCACGCAATGCAAAAGGGGAAGAGTTTAGGATTAATCGAGCAGTCACTTATGCAAAGTTTATTTAAAATGAAGGATTTAGCAAATGCGAATCCAAACGAACTCGATAGTGATGCATTACAAAGCTTCAATGAAATTGAAATACAAAAAATCATTTATTTAGGCTGCTTAGGGGCAAATAAACAATTTCCTTATGATTTTGAACAATTCATTGAAAGATTCCATTACTCTTTTGAAGAAACGATGAAACTGTATTCTAATTTAATTTCAAATGTAACAACGGGACAGCCAAATAAGTTTGCTAAAGGGTTAGCGAATAGTACAAAGAATGACAGAAAAAAGAGATAAAGCCACCGAAAATAAACATTGAATGCGTAGAGGACAAATATGTTCTCTACGTTTTAATTTATGGGATTGATCCAGAAGTTTTTTGGCATTTTCCCGTCGCATCGGTGGAGCGAATAGCAGAAGGGAAGCTTGCCTTTGATGGTTGGAAAGCTAATCCACGCTAAGAAAAGGCAGGTTAAAATATGGCAAATGGACCAGAATCAAAAATAACTTTTAAAGTTTTTAATCAAGAGTTTAATAAAGCAATGGGCGAAATGAAGAATGAAAGTTCTAAGTTACGCCAAGAATTTACATTGCAACAAGAGCAACTTAAATTGAGTGGTACAGCAACTGAACAATTAAATGCAAAGCTAGGATATTTACAACAGCAGCAACAATTAGCTGCGCAAAAGGTTGCCGCTACGGAACAGCAATTAAGTAAGGCAAAGGCAATGTATGGTGAAAATTCTACTGAGGTCGAAAAGCTATCTCGCCAGCTAGGGAATGCCCAAATTGCGGAACAAAAATTTTCGAATCAGATTAAAGAGACTGAAACCGCCTTACAAAGATTAGCGCAACAAAATAGCAGTACTGCACAAGCTTTAAATAAATTAGGCACAGAAGAAACCGAACTTGTAAATAAATCAGCAAAATTACGTGCGGAATACGATTTGCAACGTGCATCCTTAGGTAACAACGCTACAGAATCCGAAAAGTTGGGTGCAAAGCTGCAGTACCTAAGTCAAGTACAACAAAATGCCTCACAGCAAACAAAGAACTGCGCCCAACAGTTAGCGGCTGCTAAATCACAGTATGGTGAAAATTCTGCTGAGGTTAATAAATTAGAAACGAAATTATTACAATTAAGTACAGCAGAACAACAACTAAAAAATCAAATTGAAACTACGAATCAAAGTCTGAAAGCGCACGAGATAGAAACAAAAAAAGTAGCAAATGCAACAAAACAATTAGAAACTCTTTTTGAAGCAACTGGGACTAGTGTAGATCATTTTGCAAATGCATTAGGTGGACATTTAACATCAGCAATTAAGCAAGGTACAGCCTCTTCTTCTCAACTAGATGAGGCTATTAAACGTATCGGGCGCGAAGCGTTAGGGGCAGAAACAGACATTGAAAAACTACAACGTGCCCTGCGCTCTGTTGATGCTGGGAACTCAATACAACAAGTACGAAATGATTTAAGAGATTTACAGCAAGAAGCAGAAAGAACAGAAAAAAAGTTCAAAGAGCTAGATATTGATTTAGAAAATGTAATAGGTGCTGCAGTTGCTGGTGGTGGTATATCTACAGTAATTGAACAAGCACTCGACACATCGAAATTAAAAACTAAAATTGATGTGTCATTCGAAGTTCCTGAATCATCTAAAAGGTCAGTTGAAGAAGCTGTAAGAAATGTTTCTACTTATGGTGTAGAGATTGAGGAAGCTTTAGAAGGAACTAGAAGACAGTGGGCTCTAAATAAAGATGCGTCCGATGAGGCTAATGCTGCAATCGTAAAAGGTGCCGCAACTATTGCTTCAACATATGCTGGTATAGATTTTAATGAATTGATACAGGAAGCAAATGAAATCGGGGCAACGCTTGGCATTACAAATGAGGAAGCTTTAGGTTTAGTTAATACCTTACTGAAAACTGGATTTCCACCTGAGCAATTAGATATCATTGCCGAATACGGGGACCAGATGGTTCAAGCAGGTTTTTCAGCTAAAGAAGTCCAAGGAATCTTGTCTGCTGGAGTCGATACGAAAAGTTGGAATATCGATAACCTATTAGACGGTGTCAAAGAAGGGCGTATTAAAATGGCTGAATTTGGCGCAGGTGTAGATAAATCTATGCAAGCGGTTTTAGATAAAACAAAGATTTCAGCAGATCAGTTTGAAAAATGGGGCCAAGCTATTGCTAAAGGTGGCGATGGTGGACAAAAAGCGATGCTTGAAGCAACCAAAGCTTTAGCTGGCGTTGAGAATGCAACAGACAGAAATGCACTAGGCACGAAGATGTTCGGGACTCTCTGGGAAGACCAAGGAAAGAAAATCATTGATACCATTCTAAAAGCAGAAGGTAAACAAGTTGATTTAAAAAAAGGTGTCGATGATTTACATAACACCACTTCCAAATTAGATGCATCTCCAGCTGTTAAAATGCAAAAAGCAATGAATGATTTAAAGGTTGCTCTTGAACCTGTATTAAAGATTGTAGCTGATCTTATAGCAAAATTTGCTGATTGGGTTTCTAACAATCCAGAATTAGCGGCAACACTAGCTGCAGTTGCAGTTGCTATTGGTATAATTGCTGGTGCGTTTATGGCATTAGCGCCAATAGTGGTTACCATAACAAGCATATCAGCCGCAATGTTAGGATGGATTGTTGCTATTCCTCTTATCATTGCGGCTGTTATAGGATTAGTCGTTGCAATCGTTAAAAACTGGGACAATATCCAAAAGTGGACTACTGACGCTTGGAATTCTATTCGAGAATATTTAGTCGGGCTTTGGGATGGTTTAGTTCAATGGCTTTCTGACACATGGGATAGTATGAGCGAAGGAACTATATCTGCTTGGAATGCTGTAGTTGAATACCTTACTGGTATATGGGATGGATTGGTTCAATGGCTATCCGATACATGGAATAGTATGAGCGAGGGAACTGCATCTGCTTGGAATGCTGTAGTTGAATTTCTTACTGGTATATGGGATGGATTAGTTAACTTTGTAGTTACTTGGGGTTCTAAGATAATAAATGCATATATCGGAATTTGGAAATCTATCTTTGATTTCTGTATAGAAGTTTGGAATGGGTTAGTTGAGTATTTAACAGAAATATTACAAAGTATAGCAACGTTCTTTACAGAGACCTGGACTGCTATTTCAGAGTTCTTCCAAGGTGTTTGGAATGGAATAGTTGCATTTTTAACGCCGATTTTACAAGGAATAGCTGATTTCTTTTCAATGATTTGGAATGGTATTTCTACAGTTATTCAAAATGTATGGAATTTCATTACACAATACCTACAAGCAATTTGGACGGCTATCTTATATTTTGCTACACCAATCTTTGAAGCGATTAAAAATTGGATTATTAGCGTTTGGGATACTATCAGTTCTACTACTTCTATGGTATGGAATATGATTGTTAATTTCCTACAAACCTGTTGGGATTCAATTGTCGCATTTGTAATGCAGACTTTTGAATCGATTAAGAATTGGATTATTAATACATGGAATACCATCAGTTCCACTACTTCCATGGTATGGAATATGATTGTTAATTTCTTACAAACTTGTTGGAATTCAATTGTCGCATTTGTAATGCCGATTTTTGAATCGATTAAGAATTGGATCGTTAATACATGGAATACCATC